GCGCCCACTTCGGCTAGAGCCCCCGCATTTTGCGGCGTTCGCGCCGACTAACCAGTTTGAAGTGCAAAAGCGCAGCCGTGCGCTTAAACGCGGCGTAAATCCAAGGAGCAATTCTTGAACCCAGAAGCAGACAGCAGCACCCCCGCGTCCACCCTTACCGAGTTTCAGAAATGGGACAAGGAACCGGAAAGCGCGGATGAAACTTCCAGCGCATCGGATACGGCCGAACCGGCCAAACCCGCAGCGAAAACCCCGCCGGCCCCGGAAACCAGCGAAGACGGACAGGACAAAGAGACAGAGCAGAGCGAAGAAGACAAGCTCCCCAAGGGATTGAGACGGCGTTTTCGGGAACTGACCAGCAAGGTAAAGACCCTCGAAGCGCAGCTCTCAGCCCCCAAAGACGAACCGAAAACGACGCCCAAAGAGGCGCCCAAAACGGACGCGAAAACCGCGGCCGACGCTGAGCCCCAGGTGAAGGACTTCGATTCATACGAAGCCTATAACAAGGCTCTCGTCCGTTGGGAACTCAAACAGGCGCAGGCGGCCGAGAAGGCCGAAGCCGACGCCCGGACAACCGCGAAGGCGCAGGAGGACGGCGCCAAAGCCTGGCAAGCCGAACTCGAAGCGGCCCGCGAACGGTACGACGATTTCGACGAAGTCGCACTCTCCGATATGCCGATCAACCGCGCCACGCATGACGCGATTGTCAGCGGCGGGAAAGACGGCGCAGAACTCGCGTATTACCTCGGCCAGCACAAGGAAGAAGCCGCGGCGATTTTCAAGCTGTCGCCCACGCAAACAGTCCTCGCGCTCGGAAAGATCCTCGCAAAGCTCGACAACTCGACACCTGAAGCAAAGCAGCCCGCGGTGACACGCGCGCCGCGCCCGCCCCGAACCGTGAACGGATCGAGCGGAGCGGACCTGGGCAAGGAACCGGACCCCAAGGATTTCAAGAAGTGGAACGCCTGGAAGGACCGACAGGAAGCCCTCGAAAACGCGTAAATCGCCAGTGATTTCAAGCGCGCAAAGACGCGCCGGAGGAATGCCCAGCGATGGCAAACAACAGTTATCAGCCGCAGCAGCTTTTGACCAACGAAGCTATGCGGATTCTCAAAAACAAGCTCGTTTTTCTGAAGGGTTGCAACCGCGACAACGAACACCTGTTCAAGGAAGGCAAGAAGAGCGGCCAGCAGATTCTTATCAGACTGCCTGCCCGCGTCAATGGACGTGTGGGTGAAGGCTACTCGGCCGAAGCCTACCAGGAAACCTCGACGCCCTGCGTCGTGCGCCCCTTGCAGGGTATGGATATTGACCTCCCGTCTACCGACTGGACGCTCAATATGGCCGACATCAAGCGCGAGATTCTGACGCCCGCAATGGCTCAGCTCGTGAACAACGTCGAGCGCGATTGCCTGCAAATCGCCTATCAGGCCACTGCGAACATTGTCGGAACCTTCGGCACCGCGCCGAGCACCTCGACAACCGTTCTCCAGGCAAACGCCTACATCTCGAACGAAGGCGGCCCCGACGACGACACGCGGCGCATGCTCCTGAGCCCGAACACGAACGTTTCGCTCGTGCCCGCGTTCCAGGGATTGTTTAACCCGGCGCCGGCCACTTCCCGGCAGTTCGAGCGCGGCGTTCTGGCAAAGAACACCCTCGGATTCGACCACTACCAGACGCAGAACCTCTGGGTTCACCAGGTGGGAACCTGCACCGGCACGCCCGTTACCAGCGCGGCCAACCAGACCGGCTCAGCCATCCAGACAAGCGGATGGACGAATTCAACACTCGTGCTGAAAAAAGGCGACGTGATCGAAATCGCCGGCGTGAACGCCGTCAACCCGATGACGCGCGCACTCTACGGAGGCCTCCGTCACTTCACCGTGACCGCCGACGTGACCAGCGACGGAAGCGGAAACGCAACGATCCCGATCAACCCCCCGCTGATCCCGGCGCCGGCGCAGTTCGCCACCGTCGACGCGGCGGCAGCCACGAACAAAGCCATCACGGTGTTTAACACCGCGCAGGCCGGCCTGGCAGCTCTCGCCGGCACCAGCTCGACACAGTGCCTCGGCTACCACAAGGACGCCTTCACCTTTGCCGGCATCCGTCAGAAGCTCCCCAAAGGCTCAACCGAGCAGGCATGGGAAGCCGTCGACCCCGATACAGGTATTCAGCTCCGCTTTGTCCAGCAGTACCTGGGCAAAGAAAACCTGTTCATCAACAGGTTTGACGTCTGTTACGCATTCGCGGCGCCGTATCCTCAGCTCGCCGTGCGCATGCTGAGCAACTAACCAGCAGCCCCCAGGGGCGCGCGCGCAGCGCGCCCCATCAAGCCCAAAAAGGAAAAACGAAAAATGAAAACTTTGAAAGTAATCGCGCTTGCCCTGGGAATCACTGCGGGCGCATTCGCTCAGCTCAACACGCTGACCTCAACCTCTCTGCCCTCGGCGATCACCGCCACACAGCAGAACTTCACCCTAGCCTCGGTTACGAACGTCAGCGTTTCGCTCTCGACCTCGACCGTGATCTATGTCGACAAGGAAGCAATGCTCGTGCTGAGCGTGGGAAGCCCCTCGGCGACCTCCGTCACGGTACAGCGCGCCATCAACGGCACCGGCGCCGCGGGTCACATCGCGGGTTCCGTCGTTCTCGCCGGCCGCCCCGACTGGTTTGGCAACGGCGACCCCGCCGGCGCCTGCACCGCGGCGAACGTTTACGCTACGCCCCTGATTAACCAGAACAACGGTTTCCAGTGGCTTTGCAGCTCGGTTACCGGAACATGGGTTCCCGGTTTCAATAACTCGCTCCGTCCGGCAGGCGTCACCGCGGCCGTCGCTTCCGCGGCCGGCCAGATCACGCCGTCAGGCCCACTGTTCCACGTCACCGGCACCGCAGCCATTACGGGCTTCCTCTACCCCGTTGGGACCGGCGCCGGCATGCCCAACGGTAGCTTCTGCGTTATCCCCGACGCTATTTTCACCACCACCACCGCCAACAACATCGCTCTGGCATCCACTGCCGTTGTGAACAAGACCCTCTGTTTTACCTGGGACTTGACCAACGCGAAGTGGGTCCCGAGCTATTAAAAACCCCGGAGAGGCGGCGACGGCGCCGTCTCTCTCCCCTCCCCAGACCAGAGCCATAAACACCACTATGTACCCGAAGAAACTTTACGCACCCACAGGCGGCCATGTAGTCGCCGAAGACGCAGCCCATGAGCGCGCGCTCGGCCCGGGATGGAGCGAGAATCCGCCCCCCGCACCCGCCGAAGAAGAAGACGACGCCAAAGAAGACGACGACGCCACGAAACCGGCGCCGGCAAAGCGAAAGAGATAAGCGCGCGCCGTGATCCTCGACTATCACGGCCGCGAAATTCGGCGGCGGCGCGCGATCGGATTTACGCCGGCCTCTGACGAATGGATTACCCCGCCGATTGAAGGCGCCGCGGAGGCGCTCTCGGCGGACCTCGACGCGATCGCGGCGCCGATCGAAGACCCCGAACCCGAGGAAGAAGGAACCGAAACATGCTTGCAGCCGATGAAATAACAGCCGCGCTCAGACTCATACGCGCCATTGCCGCGGGCGAAACCCCCGCGTTCGAAGAAATGGCCGACGCCGCGACTGTCTTCAACCAAATGCTTGAGTCCTGGACGATTGACCAGCTTGCGATTTATCAAATCGTCAATTACTCGCACGCGCTGACGAACAACAAGCAGACGTACACGATGGGAACGGGCGGCGATTTTTCGACCACGCGGCCCGTCAAGATCCAGACCCCCGGGATTATCGTCGGCGGCATCCGGCACCCGCTCGAAATGATTACGCCGGCCATGTGGGCGGCGATCCCCGACAAATCCCTTAGCGGCATCCTGCCCACGGAATGCTGGAACGATAACGCGTTTCCGCTTTTGAACCTGAATTTCTCGCCGATCCCGACCGCGGCGGCGACATTCGACGCGTACCTCTGGCAGCCGTTTACCTCGATCGTTGCAGCCGTGGGCGTGGTGAACACCAGCGGTACCGGCGTCTCGTGGGTTTCCGGCTCTTACTTTGATGCGACGATGGCCGGCCAGTCGTTTGTACTCGCCGGCGTCACGTACACGGTTTCGAGCGTGACCAGCGCGACCGCGCTTGTGCTCACATCGAGCGCCGGCACGCAAACCGGCATCGCCTACGTTTGTTCATCGACCTTCAGCCTTCCCCCGGGCTATGGTCGCGCGCTCCGCTATAACCTCGCGGTCGAACTGGCGTCCGAGTTTGGCGCCGCGCTCGATCCGACCGTCTCGGCAATCGCGCAGTCCTCGAAAGCCGACCTTCGACAGCTCAACGTTTCAAACGACCTCGCGAAACTGCCGAGCGACATCCCCCCGGCCCCGGACCAGGTGCAGTAATGGGGACCCCCGTCTCGAAACTCATTTACGCGGGTTTCCGCATCGCCGGCGTGACCGACAGGCCCGGGCGGACGCCGAGCGTTTCCCAGGCATCGGACGCGATCGACACGTACAACCGCATGGTTGCGAGCTGGAACATTGACCCGCTCAAGACTTACTCGCAGTCCATCACCGCTTACCCGCTCGTTGCGAACCAGAAGCAATACACAATGGGCGGCCCCGTCGTTACCCCGACCAACCTTTCGACGCAGCGCCCGATTATCCTCGACGGCGCCAACATCATTTACAACACCTCTAACC